TTAGAACCTCTTAATGTAGTAGGTGCTGTAGTAGGTAAAGTTGTAGGAAGAGTTGTAGGTGGTGGTGGGCCACTAGTGCTTGAAAAAACAATGCAAAGAGAAGCTATTAAAGCTATGAATGATGCAGCACTATCTGGTGCTAGTCAAGAAGTTATTGAAAAAGCAGGTCAACAAGCATTTAAAGAAGCACTTAAGGTAGCTAAAAAAAGAACTGTAAATAATATTGATACATATACTAATCAGTTGCTATCTAGCAGGGGGTTTAAACGTCTAGCTACTAAAGGTGCTTTAGCGGAGATTGGGACTGTAACTGCTATTGATGCTGTAGCTGGCGCTAGTATGGAAGCGTTGTATCAAAATGGTTTAATTAAAACTAATGTAGAACAAGAATATAATTGGGGTCTTGTAGGTATTGCTGCCCTTGGATCTATTATTATATCTGGTGTAACTGCAGGTAGACAGATGGCTAGAGGTGAGCTTGGAACTAAGGTATCACCCCTTACTGCTGCTACTGTACCCCAAAGAAGAAAAGTATTACAGGATCTGACTGATCAACTTGTCCAGTACGGTAACAGTCAAGTGCCTAAGACAAGTGAATGGTTAGATAAAGTTGATGCAGGAAGAGAGCTTAGAGATTTAGACTCTGACTTTTTTATTAAATTAGTTTTAGGCTTTGCTGATGAAAATGGTACAGTAGTAAAGGGTATCTCACAACTAGCTAGAGAAAACAATGTATTTTGGGTAAAAGAGAGTGACGATAATATTGGTAATTGGGTAGCAGAAATTATTAAAGCTTCTGAACCAGAAGATATTAAAGAGTTTGTTTCTGCTTTTAGTAAAGCTACTGGTAATAATTTAAATCAAATTAAGTCAGCAAAGATGACACCAGAAGAACTAGCTAATACCTTTGCTAATAAAATGAGTCAGTCTGGTAGAGAACTAAATGCTTTAAAACAAGCAGCTGACAACAATGGTGTATCTATTGAAGATTTAAAAGTAGATATGTTTATTGCAAATGAACTTGATCTATCTCTTAAAACAATGCTAACAGAGGCAGGTGAAGCTACACCAAACATAATAGGAAAATACACAGAAAAATTACCTGATGTTACTGTTAACGCACAAAACAAACTAATAAGATTGCTTGTGTCTAATCCTTCAAC